CTACAATGTCTTTTGAACGAGCAATAGCAAGTTCTAATCTATATTTAAATATATTATAGTTTAACTGGTAAGGTATACCTAATGATACTAAAGATATATTAGAAGAATTTGTATCAGAGTATCTTCTACCGTTTAATGGAAGCTTGCATTTAGAAGGATTATCCATAGTACCTCTTTGATTAGGTACTGGTTGAATTTTAATATAAATATCTCCATCTATTCTAATTCCTTCCCATACTTCATTTACCCATAACCATTCTAGTTTAGCATCTACCTCTTTAAGTTCTGCAGGCATTTTAAATCCATCTGGAACTTCTTCTTCTTCCATCTCTCCAGTATTAGGATCAATAAAAGATAAGAAACCAACTCTTTTTCTAGATTTCCAATAAACAGTCATAACTTCTATAAGACTACTTCTAAATGAATCTCCAGAAGTTCTATCATATAATAATAAACTATCTTGTATATCTCTTGTAGGACTTTCTAATTGATCTACGTTAGCGTCTGATAAATATTCATAATAATTATCTATAATAGTAGATGCGTGAGAACTTTTTCTATGTACAGCCCAATCCCCGTCTTCTACAAACTCTAAGTCTGGATCTAAATCATAATCTACATCTAAAGGATTTAAAACATCATAAAAAGGATTACTACCTCTAACTCCTCTTTCTGTATATACTTCCCCTGAAACTAAAAAATGAAACCAAGCCTTTTGCATTTTATCGTACATTTCCTCTTTCTCCATGATATAATTCATAGCATGTTGCCCAAGTACTGCTCTTTGATCAACATAAGATCTTTCAAACATCTCTAAAATTTCTTTAGGCATTTGAACTTCTTCTTCTGGATTCTGCGTCTCCATTCCTGCTTGAGCCATTTTATTAATAAACTGTTGTTGCATATTCTGGAACAAAAGTTTAGATTTTTCTTGCTCTTTTATAGAGACTGCGTCAGAATTAACAACAGATACTGTATAGTTAAAAGGTCTTTTAGATTTTTCTCCTAATAATAAATCTATAATAGGTTTAATAATAGGATAATTACGCATCTCTGCAGGAAAATTCTTACGTGTTTTACCGTAAGGTTTTAGTACTGTATTATAATCAGAAGATGTTATAACTCCATTGTATAGATCATATAGTTTTTGTAAGTCATCCTTCCTTGCAGAAGAACTTATTCCAAAGCTTCCTAAACTTGATATTCCTATATATGCTTCTACACATTCTTCTCTCCATTCCTTAGTTTTCTTAGAAATAGATAATTTTTGTCTTGGTATGTTTTTGTATGTTCCCATAATTTACAAATATACTACATTTAATTAACACTTCTACATATACAATAAATTTATATGCAGCACTTATAAATATACCACTTATTTATATAATCTATCGAACCATTCATCGTGGCATCGGTCCTCTATTTTATCTTTAACTTCTGAATTATACAATTCTCTTGTGTGAAACATGCCAATCATAAACGACATAACTCTATCAAAGTTACCTTTATGATTAAACTTAATAAGTTCAGATAGAAAAGCAGGATCGTATATCTTATGTAAATTAAGTAATGTTTTACCCTCTTCATCTGTAGATCTTGGTGTGTTTAACCAATCTCTTATGTAAATCTCTCCTTGCCTTTTCCTTCCTTCAGTCATATGCATACCATACTGACGTTTAACTTTTTTAGACTGAAGTTCCTTCTTATCTAACATTTCAAACTCTTCTTGAAGCTTATGCATCTTTCTATGACGTTTAGCGTAAGGTATAATTTCACCTCGATCATTTTCAAACCCTATTTTACACCCATAATAATCTGCTAACATGAATAGGTTATTATTATACTGATCTGAAGTATCTGGCCTACCTACATAAGACGCTACAATCATATCATCAGGTTGTGATATATTATTAGGACGTTTAATAACATATGCTGCACCCAAAGACGTACTATCTGCAGCTTGAGATTGCCCATAAGGATCATGGCATAACACATACAAATTTATAGGTACATTACCTGTAGAATTTCTATATGGAGTTTCATATATAACTATAGCCCCAGTGTTGCTATCTTCTTTCCTGTGGGGAAATCTTGTAACAGCTTTCTTTTCAGGGTTTGGTCTAAACTTTACAGATCCTTCAACGCTCTGATACAATTCACCTACAGTACCTATAGAATGTAAACCATGAGCTTTAATTTTATTATACTGCTCTTGAAGTGATGCAACATCAAATAAATTAGCTGTAACTCTTAATGTAGCCTCTTGAGGTGAGTAGGGGTGCTCCGCTATATATTGATCTAACGATTTAGCATCAGCAGCCCCTTTTTTCTTTTCTCTCGCCTTATCTTCATAATCCATAGCTTCTCTCATTAAAGAGTTACCTTGAGGATCTATAAATCCATCTAAATTTCTTTGTATAGGTATAAAATACCCACATCTTGTTCCCATTGCTCCTTCATCCCATATATTTTCATAATCCATACAATCATATGCTGCAGGATTATAAAATATCTCTTCCATTGCTTCAAAATCAGCACCTTCTGTACCACCGGTACCAAATGCAACCATCATACCTAATGTTTTAGATCCCTGGCGCATCGTAGGCATTGTTACCTCCCAAGCTTTGAGCAGTCCAGGGAATGAACCAGCTTCTTCAAAGAATACCAACTCACCCGCCTTTCCCCTCACTTTATCTGGATTATCTTTTAATGATACTCCTATTATTTGAGACTTCATACCCATCTCAATGTCTACTCCGTTCACTTTTTTCTTGTATCCAGACATTTTAGACATTTCTCTGTCTCTAAGCCTTGGTTGAGACCATGCTGTATGATCATCTACAAAAGATAAGAACTCCCACGCTTTAGATAAAAGACCATCTCCAATTAAATATTCTTTTTGTCCTGCAAATACAAAGTTTTTAGAATTTCTAATAAAAAAGTAATTTCTAGCTAACATACTACCTGCTTTATATGAATATCCCTTTCTCCTTGCTTTAAGAACTATCATATGCTTATTATCTGCCCTAGCTTTATCTATTTCGTGAAAATATAAATAATCTCCATCATAAAATGCTGGAAAAGTCCGTTCACGCCTAGATTGTACAGTACCATCAGGTAATATTTCGTCTATAGCTCTATCAATTGGGCAATAATTAAGATAAAAATAATTAAATCCAGTAATATGCAGTTCATCCTTACTACCTTTATCAGCAGTATATCCATATACACACCTTTTTTTCTCTTCGTCCCAAAACTCATAGTAATCTTTAGTTCCAGGTACTGTATTAGTATAGTTACCGGTTTTTAAAAACGTAATAGCAGCTTCTCTTACCCTATTAGTGTTTTTTAGCATTATTATTTTTTATATCTACTAATTCTGCACATTTTTCGTATTCTTCCATATTTGAAAAGTGTTCTATTACTATATCTATTACAGCATCTGAAGGGTCCCCAAGAATAAAAGGATTGAAAGGTAAAGGAAGTATATCATCCTCATCTTCGTCCTCAAACTCTATGAACATATCTTCTACTTCAAGTTTACCAGTTATAAGGTTGTATGCATTGTCCATTGCACTACTATATAGTTCCATATCCTCTAAAAAATCCATTACATATTATATTTGTTTACTTCTACCCCACCCCTATTGGTATTGGCAGCTTGTTCTTCTCTTTTTACAATCTCTTCTAGTTTAGTAAGTCCATCAACCACTTTACCCATCTTTTCAAGGTTTGATATAAGGTCTTTAGCCGAGTAAATCGGTTTACCGCGATCATCCATAGCATGCAAATCAACAAATCTAAAATATTTTTCTAGTTTAACAATTGACTCTCTAGCTGCTTTTAATAATCTAACAGCAGAAGTCTCTATCAGTTTATCATATTTAGCGCAGGCGGCCATAACCTTTGTTGAAGGTGTCCACTTCTCTTCTTCTCCAAAGATACTGTTTTTTACTTCAATAAGACGTTGTTCCCACTCATAAACTCCATAAGGAGATCTATGATCTACCATAAAGTACACAAAAGACAGCTCGTTTGTTTTTAATCCCTTGAATTCCAATATAGTACATGCATATGCACTTGGAATAGCTGTTTTACCATCTTTAATGTATATTAAATCATCTGTCAATCTCATTCCTTGCAATTTTATCTTTTTCTAATATGTTTAATAAGTCTTTATCTCCATACATTGTTCTAGCAGATTTAAACTTCACATACTCTTCAGGTTTAAATATCATTTTAACTTCAGATAGTAATCCGTCTTTATCTTTTCTAATCGTCCATCTTCTACCTCTAACTGTTTTATTCTTTTTAAGTTGTTGTCTTAATGTAGTCATATTATTTCTTTTTGGTTAATGAGTCTTCTGTTCTTATTAAACTAGGTACACCATCGTAGCTATCATCAAATATTTGCTCCATATATTTTCCTTCTTTACAAGTACATTCCGCTTGCTTAACTACCCACTTCTTTTCTATTAACACAGTGGTAGTTTTACTTAGACTCCTAGTTGCACCGCATTCATTACATTTAAAATATGCCATTATACGTGTTTTAACAATCTCTTTAACGCCCACTCATAACATTTACCTGGAGTTTTAAATATTTTACGTGACTTTGTAACCCAACCTTCTGTTTTATTGTTTTTCTTATAAACTGAACAAGTCCAAGCCCACTCTTCTCCAGACATTATAGGGGAAACACTAACCCAAAGTCCAGCTTTCAATAGTGTATCTATATCTACCTGTTCCATTATAATTTGAATTTTTTATGTGTATTACCTGTACGTAAACATAAGAAATCTTGTTCAGTTGTATATACTCTTCGTCTACAATTTTTATTATGGAATCCCATTCTATGTAGTATATAAATTATTTTATTTAGTATTTTTTTCATCTTTTAGTCTATTAATATGCTTAACCCTTCGTTTATCCACTGTAAATTTACCAAAATAAGGTAGACGTATAGTTTCAAAATTACCACTACTTATAATCATAGAAGTAAACTTAAATTGATGATTTACTATTTCTTCTATTTCTTTAAGAGGTTTCTTATACTTTACTGATAAAGCATATATTATTTCTTTTTTATTTCTTTCCATTTGGTAGGTTTATGAGGACATACTGCTGTTGCCCATTTAGCTTTTACCGCCATTGCACAGCCACACAAACTGCAAGATCCATTATCTTTTAATAAATCACAGCTGTTACATGTTTCTAACCTCTCTTTAAATTCTTCCGCTGTTACTACTGGCATCCCTGCTTGTATAAACTTTGCGGCGTCCTTACCAAAATTTCTCATTAATTCTAATATATTCATATCTTATTCTAATTCTAATATTACTACTCTTATAGCATCTCCTTGTGAATTTTGAACTATACGCACTACATATTCATTTATTAAGTGCATCTGTATTATCTCCCCATTAATATTACCTAGGTAGTATTTCAATTGAGATTCCAGCTCTACTCCCGAGAAGTTTATGTATTCTGTATGTGCCATCTATTAGTTCTATTGCTTTTTTATCCTTAAATTTCTTAATATAGTTATTTAATGTATTCGGATCACTAAATCCTAACACCATAGCTACTGCTTTTTTATCAGACTTAGTACATATAACATCGTATGTAGATATATCTATAAACTCTACTAACACTTTTAACTCTTTAGGTGTTAAGTTAAACATACTGTTCCAAAATTGTAGATACTTTAATGTTGTATCTAACTTTAATTTAATTTTCATCTCTTATAGTTCTAAGTTCTATTAAGGCTTTTGTACCGCTAAACACTATTTTAGAGTGCCTAGATTGCATATTAAATGCCTCTATATGATTTGATATATCTACTTTAGATGATATATACGATAAAAATACAGACAATTCTTTCGATGTCTCTTTTATAATTTTAGTATATTCTAAATTAGTGTCTCCTTGCTCTAATAAGGAATGGTAATCATCTAAAGTTATAGTTACAGTGCCTTTAAGTTTCATTACATTATACCTAAGCAGTGAAATTCAGCTACTAGTACATAACTATTACCCTCAACTTCAATGATCATGCCCGCTACAGACGGATCAACCATAATAGTTTGACCTTCTTTAACGTGTTTAGTATCTGGTCCAACGGCCAATACTTCCAAGATGTTTGTTGTAAGTGTTTTTTGTGTCGATTCATCTAGTATAATACCAGAATCAGTCTTTGTTTTTCTAGGATCTGGAAGTAATATCCAGTCTCTCAGTGGTTTAAAGTTAACCTTTTTTGATTTTGTCATGTTATTTAGTTTTAATTCCGTGACAAAGATATAAAAGATATTTATATATTATACTATAAAACTATTTAATTTTTTTATGACTCGTAAAAACACACTTCACCCCCTGGGCGAGTATGTTTCTCATTTTTTCAAGTTAAAATTTCTAATTAGCAGTGCTCTCCGTAAAAGGGACCTATGGATGATGTCCTTGGTGTTACTTCACCGCACGTACCTGTGTGCAATTCATCCAAACTAATGTTTATATCTAACCTTTTTTCCAACTACCGGAGAAAATCTCGTTCTTATTTAGAACTACCAATCCGATGTCTAATCCCTTTTTTGGTTACCGAGGGATGATAATGTTGGACGGCAAAGATATTAAAAAATTATTATAACCCAATTAAAAATACAATTATTAATAAAATTAAATATACTACAGGGGACATATCAACTGTTTTCATAATGCAAATGTAAATATTCTATACTACAGCAATGTTAAGGTAATGTTAAATTTTAATATGGAAAAAATTTTTTGATGGAGGATTTCTGAGCGTGAGGACCAGCTAGGAAGATCACCCCACCTAATTAATACGGTTCAAGGTTCCCCGTATTAAAATAATTGGAACCCAATTCAAATTAATTAATAAGTTTACTATGAAACTGATTAACATTTATCGAGGCAAAGCCTCTCAAGACATAACACAAGGTTATGTCTTTTCGTCAATCCCTAAACCGGTCTTTGACTACGACACCAAGGAACTAGTTCCTGATATGGTGTCTTACACCGTCTTCTTAGACGGAGAACGCGTTGGTCGTATTAAAACTCATTCGAGTTTCAATCCTAAACGCGTTAACATTCTACAGTGTTCTGAGAACACTTACGAAGGTAAAGAATGGTATGAAATCATCGATGAAATCTATGATTTAACTGACTTTCAAACTTCTCAGGAAGTTGGAAAATCCTTGTCTGAGGCTTTCAGCCTCACACAACCGGTTATTACACAACCGATTGAAGAAGCGACTCCTGCGGAGTAGCATCTTCACCCTTCGGGGTTTTAATATATATACATATAGATAACATTCTACGGTCTAATTACTTTAAACTATATAACTAGTTTGTTTTAGAGAGTGTACTGTCTAGGTGTCATTGGGCATAATATCCCACATTTCCACAGTCTATCATTTAGATAGTCTTACAATATATAACACAATGCACATTTTATTGATAAATGTCTATCTATTAAACTTTAGGTTAACGATAGCGGTAAAATGTGTATTTGTTATATATATCTAACAAGTATAATATTCATGATGTTATACGCCTAGCGCTAGTAAAGGTAATCCTACTTTTATTGCCCAAGAACAATCATTTATAATTGAGGCATCAATTGTAATCAACCGCCAAGAGAGGCATTTGGGACTAGATAATGAGATATAGCTGAGCAAGACGTTGCTTTGAACTATGTAAAACTCTAAGTTCACTGAGTATAAATGTGGTTCCCAGAGTTATCAGGTTAACTTATGTTGCGAGACATGAAAAATCTGCTTTATAATACTGATGAGTCCTTAAGGACGAAACTAGGTAATCCTAGTCTATTATTAACTAAAAGCATTTAAAGACATGGAAGGATTTACAAAAGTAAAGAAAGTATTAAAAGATAGAGAAGTAGCAATACTATCTATGGAAAAGAAATTAAATAGAGCTAACTCATT